CGGCCATGCTTGGCGAAGATGCTTTCAAGAGCATGGAAGGACCGGAATTTCTCGCCAAAGTGGACGAATTCATTCACCGCCTGAATATCACTGACGGCATCAAGGAAAAGGCGGTTACGACTGGTGATGCAGGACCGATTCCCAACTCTCTACTTGCGCGTCAAGACCTTGAAGGCAAGAAACGTAAGAGCACCGTACCGCCTGAGAGCGACTATCAGCTTGAGACGAATGAACAGCGCCGTGAAGGACAGTTTGATGGGGCGAAATACAAGGGTATGTCGGAAGATATTACGGAGGAGCGCACTGGAGAGGAGCATTATCGAGACCTATCGGATACATACAGCGACATGGCCGATGACGAGGCTCGCCATCGTGCAAATCTTGAATCCATGAAAGCTCGACTCAAAAAGACGGGTTCCGACCACGAAATGACCATCGAGATTCACAATGGCAGTGAGTTCGAGAGTTCGAGTGATATGTCCAAGGCACAAGAGGTGCTAAAAGACGCTTTGGCTAATCCGGCGGCGTATGAGTTCGTTGCGCTCGGCGAACCTGTGGTTGCGGGTGATGGATTTAGCTACACAGACCTCGCTCTTCGGTCGCTTGGTCCTGATAGTCTAGTCCGCATCTACGGAGTTCCGCTTGCTTCAGCTAAGGCTATTCAGAACGTAGTAAAGGCGGCAGACAGTACGGTATACGTCGCCTTTACCGACGAAGAGGGAAACGAACAGGAGCGCGCCTTCATGACTCAGGCGGACGCAGAGGCGTTCATGGTAAACCTTGAGGCTCTAGACTGCTACACAAGCATCTCTATGCAATTCGGAAAGGGAGCTGTCGATACGGCCCGAAAGGAGCTTATCGACGCCGCCATGGAGGATACCGATGCGAGCAAAAAGACTATTGCTGCGCGTATCAAGGCGGCACAGCAGAAAATCCAGCGTTCCACCATCGTGGCGCGTGAACGTGCGGGCGACGCGGTGGGGAAGTCTTTTAAGGATGTTTGGACCAAACGGTAAAAATATGACTAAAACCGATATAATTACTCTAGAAGCTCAAGGAGAGTTTCCGTTCGAGTTCCGTATTGAGAAGGCAACTACTTCCGATACGGAATCTGAGGAGATGATTCTCGAAGGCGTCGCAAGCACGACGAACGTAGACCATGACCACGAGAGAATGTCCAAGGAGGCTATAAGCTCCATGGCATCCATAATCAACAAGGAGGGCGTTCCTCTCCGCGTTGAACACTCAAAGGACAAGGATGCGGTCATCGGAGTTGTGGACAAGGCGTGGGTGGACGAACGCAATCAGCTCCATATCCAAGCCAAGCTGGACAAGAATCACATGGTCTCGCCCATCCTCTACCAGTCAATGAAGAACGGTAGCAAGATGGGATTCTCCGTCGGGGGCGTGGTCAAACACGCGCTTCAGGAGTTCTCGGAAAAACTCGGGAAAGTAGTCAACACTTTCTACGAAGTGGCTCTCCAAGAGGTATCAGTCACGCCGCGCCCGGCAAACTTTGACGCTTGGGCAGTTGCCAAGAGTCTGGCAAAGGACGCGGAGGAGGCTGACAGGCTCCGGGGTACCCAGGTGTACCGGAAGTTCCTGTTCGAAAATCAGAACCTGGATTATTTACAAGCATTTGCGAAGTCCATTCCGGACGGAGCATGGCGCAAAACATCGCACGATATGGCAAAAGACAAAACTGTGAAGACTGAGAGCGAGACCGAGCGCGATACGGAGAAAGCTGCCGTGACCCGCGCGGACCTGAAGGCAGTCGTCAAGGCAATGACCGACGGCTTCCGCAGCATTTACAACGTGCTTGGCAAGGCAATGGACACTGATGCCAAGGACCAGGTCAATCCGGATGAGGATAAGACAACGGACATTGGTGAGCGCGCCGTAAAGATGACGGGTGACGCCAAGGACCAGGTAAACCCGGACGAGAAAAAGCCGGAGGACATCGGCGAACGTGCGACCAAGAAGGGACGCGAAGGCCAGGAAGACCCAGGCGAGGAAGCCCAGGGGGATGACCTCAAGGGCGAGCGAGAGAAATCCGAGAGCGAAACGGAGACGGAACGCTCTAAGGCTGAATCCGAGACCGATACGGAGACCAAAAAGAAGGCCGACGAAGAGACGGATACTATGGGACTCAAGTCGCTCAAGGCTATGGTGAAGTCGTTTGAAGACCTTGGCTTCCATTCGCGCAAGGCGGAAACCGACACGGAAACTGAGCGTTCGAAGAGCGAAACGGAGACGGAAACTGAGCGAAAGACGCGCAAGGCTGAATCCGAAACTGAAACAGAACGTTCTAAGGCAAGCGACACGGAAACCGAAACCGCAAAGGCAATGCACCCGCTCGACCGCCTTGTTCTGACTATGGCAAAAACTATGGTCGCAATGGCAGAAAAGATGGAGAAGGACGGTATGCGCATTCCAGGCTTTGAACGCGAGTTCATGGCCAAGTATCAGAACGACCCTGTATTCCAAAAATCTGTTAGCGAACTGATGAGAGTACCGGGCGTAAAGAAGTCGGTTTCTCTTGGAACGGCATATGTCCCGACGAAGGATGGTGGCCGTATTCCTCTCTCCCTAACCCCAACTGGCGCTCCGACTATAACCAAGTCTAAGAAAGACGGCGACACCTTCGCTGACCTATACAAGCGTGACTTCTCCTCGGTTTCCCACCTTGACGAAGGTTAAGGTTGGAACCCGACGGAGCAATGGGGGTCGGACCCTAGGTTGATTGCTCCCCTCGCCCGAGCCGAACGGATACTGCGCAAGCACCGACGGCAAGGGATAAGCTGAAGGGATTTACAAGTTAATGTTGGAACTTCTTTATGGCACGCCAAATTGACGCTCTTGACCGTGCGTTGAGCCGATTCGAAAAGACCGTGGACACTTCGTTCGCCGGTCCAGTCCCGAATTCGCTCCTCGCCCGTCAGGACCTTGAGTCTGCTATCGTGGTTCTCTCGGACCGTCTCACGCCGTTCCGTGACCGCGTTAGCCGCATCAAAGGTGAGGGCCTTGCCCACCTCTGGAACCAGCGCACGAGTCTTACGACCCTTGCGAATGGTCCTCAGAGCCTTGTGAACCTGTTCTACGCAGACGGTAACCTGCCTCCGAGCACGGACCCTGCGTACGTCCAGAAGACTGCTGCTTACAAGTACCTCGGTACTACGGCGGTTATCACGGGACCGATGATTGCATCCGGTCGTTCCTACATTGACATTGAAGCTGAGATTGCGGAAGCTGCTCTCCGTCGGATTATCCAGGCGGAAGAGTGGGCTGACTTCCACGGCAACTCTGCAACGAACACTCTGTCTTACGACGGTTTTGACGTGCAGATTACCACGAACGTCACGAACAACGCTGGGGCCGCTCTTACCGCTTCCGGCGTTACCATTCCTGCTTTTGACAAACTGATTCGGAATATCCGTTATCAGGGTGGCAATAAGCTCGATGGTATCTACGTCGGTTTCGGTATCCAGACGACCATCAACCAGATTGTCTCTCCCGCCGCTCGCTACTTCGTCAATGTAGACCAGAAGGACATCCCGCTTGGCGCAGGTGACCATGTAGTTAGCTACATGTCACCGATTGGTTCGGTGCCGGTGATTGGCGATTTCTTCGCCAACCCCGCGCTTCCGTACCCGTACAACGCGGCAGGTTCTTCGGGCACTACCGGCTCGGGTCTGTCCTCCGCTTACTTCCTCCGCCACGATGCGCAGGGAGTACAGATGGTGGACCTTGTCCCCCTTGGCCGCACTGAACTCGCGAAGATTGCAGATACCGTTCGTTTCTACCTGAACGAATATCTCGTCCTCGCGCTCAAGGCGGAACCTTGGGTGGGTATGCTCACCAACATCGCTGACGTTCCTTAACGTCTAGCGGGTGAGACCTGAAGAGAATAGCCGCTCCGAACGCGGCTATTTTCTTTTGCGTGGTCGGCCGCCCTTCTTTCCGTTCTCACGAGAGGCTTTTGCCTTCTTTTTGCTTCTTATTGCGCCGAGTGCGGAAGCGTGAAGATTTTTGTTCTTCCTTTGAGTCATACGCCACACGCTTTCCAAGAAAGGAAAACGAGTCCGAGCAGCCCAAGTACGATGATTCCTGTGAACACCATCTCCCACACGCTCTCTCGTTCCCATCCAGGGACGTCTTTTACATCGAGGAAGTCGTCGATTTCGTTCATGTTAGAAGGTTAGAATATCGCCCCACTGTTGGGCGTACTTTATGTAATCTTCACCGTCGAGGTTTTCTAGCCATACAGCATAGGCATCTTCCGCATCGTCCTTGTGTCCGTGATAATTCTTGAACCACTGTTCTTCTAGATACTGCTCAAATGTTTGTTTTTCCATATTAGAGTGTGCAAATGCAAGGCTTAGTAGAGCCGTCGTCGTAGTAATTGTGTGAATCAGAATCGTACTGCATGTCCTGCACTTCGCCCGTGTCCATACAGTTGTAGCACTTGTATTTTTTCTTAAACGGAATCTTCTGTTCGCCTCTCTGGAAATCTACATGGAGCTCGACTGTTTTGTCTCGTTCGCTCATCATGGTTTTTCACTGTGCCTCCACCACTTAGTGAATAATGGGGGAAGCACAGAGCACTAAGTTGCTAATTCCCTCACGAGAGGGCGGATGATTGAGCAGTGGTTCGGAGCGCCAGCCATTGTCTCCATTTTATTTTCTAGGCGCTACCTAGGGCTATCAGTTTTTTGAACCTTCTCAACCATCCGTCCCCTAACGAGGACGACCGATTGTGTCTAAGGATAGGACTCGCAACGCATCTTGGTGGTGCCAATCCGTCCTCTTTGCAATCTTTCTTTAGAATAAACCTAACGCTAGGTTTTTGCAATAAGGGGGCTGGGGATAGTCAAGCGGAGGCGCAATTGAGCCGTTTTTGCCCCGAGGCGAATGGGGATAATGGCGCAAATAAGCCGATTTGCGGGTATACTGTTTTCATGCGAGCTGAAATAAAACGCGGGCGCGAGTCTTCCATTTATTACGAGGGGCGATTCTACGACACGGGCGTTCCGCTTGAGCTTTCGTTCTCCGACGCATTCCGCCTTTCGCGCGTGTGCAATATGGAGAACCAGTATGACAACGTTCCCTATGATGAGCGACTTTGGGCGGACCAGAAGTTCTACAATTTCATTGGGGACGTTGAACAGCTTTCAGGCTTCGGCGGCGTTTCTTTCAATCTCATCAAGTACAGCTCCGCCGAGCACAAGATAGCCCTCGGCGGGCGCACTCTTGGAGTCCGAGACCAAGACATTCTTACCGCTCGGAACCGTGAGATGCGCCAGGACAGTGCGGGAATCTGGCACGACCAACCACGCGAGCAATGGCTTTACTCTCCTTTCCGCCGAAACATCGCCATTACCCCATTCGAGACGACCGTCATCCCCCGGTCTTGGATTGGGAAGATAAACCAGTTCGATGCCCTTTTCGTTCCTTGCGTCCAGAATATCGAGGCATTCCGGGCTTCGGGGGTCAAAATCCCTATCGAACTCATCCATTGGGGCGTGGAACCCACCGTCTTTGCCCCTGTGGTGCGTCCAGAACGCGATTTCTTCGTGTTTGGGACCATGGGAGCTTTGACCGAGCGAAAGGGCACTGACGTGCTTCTGGCGGCCTTCCAGGAGGCCTTCCCGCGCTCGGTGAAGGACGTTCGGCTCATCTGCAAGACTTCCAACGAGTTTTGGCAGTTTCCCGTGAACGACGACCGAGTACGCATCATGCAGGGGAAATATAGCCACAAAGAGCTCATGGACGAGTTTTTCAAGGAGATTGACTGCTTCGTATTCCCGACGCGCGGAGAAGGCTTCGGTTTGACGCCACTCGAAGCAATGGCGACGGGTGTTCCTTCCATTGTTACGGGATGGAGCGGACCGATGGAATACATGACGCCAGAGGTTGGGTGGACGCTGGACTACAAGATGGCTCCCGCGCAGGTGTTTACGGATATAGTCTACAAAGAAGATTGCGGAGATTGGGCCGAGCCAAGCAAAGATGACCTTGTGGCAAAGATGCGATACGCATACGAGCACCGCGCGGAAACCAAAGAAAAGGGTGCGGCAGCCGCGAAATATGTCCAAGAAAACTGGACATGGCAAAAGAAAATCAGTCTCTACCACGACGCGCTCGCGAAACATCTCTAGATTTTGAGCGCAAAATAGCTCTTCTCGCCGTATAATGAAGGTATATGGCGGCGACTCCCCTCCAATCCGGCCACATAAACACTGGAACCAATACCCCTACGGGAGCCGTGATGAAGGTCGCGGTGGACAATCCGTACGTCTGTAAGGATGAGTTCATCGCCTCCTATGAGGCAAGCGGGCTTGGTCTTTCCTCGACCGATTCTCAATACACAAGCGGAGAATTGGACCGCAAGCTTCTTCAGGCTTCTTCTCTCGTGAACCGATACTGCCGCCGGTGGTTCGACACGCAGACCATCGACGAACAAAAGACTGGATTCCAGGTTCGCCCGTACAACCCGCAGCTCGTTACGGTCGTACTTCAGAACCGTCCGTATTCGAAAATCAACAGCATCTATATTCAGGTGCTTCAGTGGTTCATCCAAATCATAACGAGTCCACCGTCGCAGTCCTACCTCCAAGACTTTTACGATAAGGGGTTCTACAAGATTGTGCCGCTTCTTTCTACCGCTGGGACGGGTGTCGGTTCACCGATTCCCGCCGCCATTCTTGACCGCGTACCGCTCGGCGTTCTTTGGACCAATTACACGTTTGGATACGGGACTCCGCTTACAAGCCAAGCACTCACGGCTGTGGCTGGAACTTCAAACCTCCAATACCAGGCACCGCTTGGGAATCGTCTCTGGGCACCTGACCAAACGCTAAACATATATGAGAATGGTGTTCTTACGACAAAATCCGTTACTTTTGATTATCCGAACGGCATCGTTATCTTCCCGTCAGCTCCTTCTACGCCCGTAACGGCGGACTTTACGACGAATGATAGTTTGCCGTATGACATCAAAGAGGCCACGATTCTTGTTGCGGCGAATCTCATCGGACAAGCGCAAAACAATCCGACTGGCGCATCGAACCTGTCTATTCAAACGTACAGTGCGGGCTGGGCGAATGGAAACAACAAGGTCGAAGAACGTTTCAAAACCCTTTTGGAGCCGTATGTGGACAAGCGTCCCATCATTCTCGGCTTTTAGCCACATATGATTCCAAACAGCATCCTCAATTCCTTGGTTACGATTAAGCGGCGCACTTCCACCGGCCGGGACGCGCTTAATAACCCGACCTATGGACAGCCCACAAGCGGCTCAGGATGGGCGACGGCATATTCCAACATGCCCGTACGCCTCGCTTTTTCTGGCAAAGACACGCGATTTGCCCCAGAAGGAGAGCGCATCCTGCCGGCGGGCGTTATGTACTACAACAAGAACTACACACTTCAACCAGAAGACCGCGTGCTGACAGCCGATGGAATAGAGTACAATGTAATCGGTATCACGGTCGGCTATATCGCAAGCAATGTCATCGACCATTACGAGGCCGTGCTTCAGCTTCCCTAGCCTATGGAATATCTCCAACGACAAGAAGGTGCGGTTACCGATACGGTGTACGGCTTCATGTCTTCCCTCGGAAAAGCGTTTACCGCCGTGCTTCCAACGCGTTCGAACGGGGGAACCACGGAAGTTCCCATTCTGCTTATCAAAAATCCTACCGGGTCTGGTAAAGCCATGCGGCTCCATGCTCTATATGTGGCCGCCGACGGCTTGAGTACGAACGAAGAACTTATCGTACGGGCGTATACCCAGCCGACCATTACAGCGAACGGAACAGTCTTGACTCCGACGAGCAATCGGCCCGCAAAGAACGTGTCATCTGTGCTCAACGTGTATTCTCTTCCAACCATAAGCGCAAACGGAACGAAACTGTTTGAGTTTTACACCACAACGACTTTCGTCCTTGATGGAGTGGGCCATCCGTATTTTCTTGATGCTGGGTATTCCTTTTTGCTCACGGTGCAGCAAAGTTCGAGCGGCATTAACTATACGACCGACGCCTTTTGGAGTGAGATTACCGACGTACCATGACGTTTCAAGACTTCTGGAAAATAAATAATGGGCATATTTCCTTCGCTAAGGCAAAGCTTACGAAGTCTGAGCTTATTGATTGCCAGAATCTTATCGCGAGACTACAGAAACAAGGTCTTCCTGCGAACAAAATCATTGAGGCTCTTCAGAAGCGGAATGCGAAACTCACTGAACGTTGGAAGGCCGAGCGTGTCTTCTGGACTGAAACAAAGCGCGACGACACAGAACTTGTTGCAGAGGCCGGAGAAGAAGTCGGGTTCACTGAGTACAAAGTCATTCTTTCACCAAACGCATGCAAGACCTGTAGGTCAAAAACTGATGGTGGTAGCAAGATTTTCAAGAATTCAGACCTACAGAAGAGTGGATACGGACACGTGCCCCCCTTCCACCCGTTTTGTTTTTGTATTTTGATTCCTCGTTCGTGACGAGTATAATAAGGGGATGCACTGGTCAAAAAGCCCCGAGGCAGAATATATAAGACAGAAGATACGAGAAGCCAGAGCTCTCCAAGTGATGAAGCCTCATTCTGAAGAATTTAAAAGACGCCTGTCTGAAATAATGAAGGGAAACAAAAATGCTTGTGGCCCGAAAAGCAAGGAACACAGACGTAAGATATCTGAATCACATAAACGTATAGGCTCTCCGTGGCTTGTAGGGAAGAAACGAAAACCTTTTTCTGAAACACACCGCAAGAATATGTCCCTACAGAGAATTGGGAAGATTTTAACCGAGGAGCAGAAAGAAAATATATTTACACCAGAGTTTCTTAAGAGAAAGAGTGAAGCACAAAAGGGAGAAAAAGGAAGTAATTGGAAAGGAGGTGTTACCAAAGCTCACAAAGCTCTGAGAAATACATTTGAATACCGAAATTGGCGCAAGAAAGTCCTAAAGAGGGATAATTATACTTGCCAGGATTGTTATATGACGGGAATCCAATTACACGCAGACCACATAAAACCTTTTATTTTGTATCCAGAATCAAGATTTGACGTTGAAAATGGTCGGACTCTTTGTTTCCCATGTCATAAGAAGACCCCTACATATGGAGGCAAAATGAATAATTTCAAGCCATAAAGCATCCGTTTTCGGGTATAATGCTTGTATGGCCCTTACTGGCGGCGGCTCTTTCTCCTTTGATACCGGCGATTTGGACCGGGTTATGGGGCGTATCCGAGACGAGCAAAAACGTGCGCATCGCCTCACGGTCTCAAAAATGAACCGTGCGGTGGACATAATGTATCGCGTCGCGCGCCAGCGTCGTCCATATATTTCAAAGGCGCAGATGAAGTCTGAGGGTCGCCGCGTCAAAGTCTCAGACCCAAACGCGGAGGCAGGTGTACCAGTAGCGGCAATTAACGGCGGTAACCTTCAGGCAAGCATCACTAAGGGCGTTTCGGAAAAGACCTCTTCGGTGGTCGGGACCATTGAGGCGGGCGGTGCGCGCGCTCCTTACGCGCAGTATCTTGAGTTCGGAACATCAAAAATGCCTGCGCGTCCGTTTATGCGCCCCGCAATCAACTTGACCCGAGAGGCAATAAAGGCTCTGTTCGCAAAAAAAGAAAATGCTTGAACTGCTTGAAAAAATCGTCTCTACTCTCATCGCCGCCGCGCCGGTAGGTGGGGTCGTACCATCCACGAGTATCTTCACGGGTCCCGTAGACCTTGTTTTTGAGACTCAGGGCGAGCTTTTGTACCCGATGATTACCATTCACGTCGTCTCTGAGGTGCAAAGGAGCAACCCGCTCAATACCCGCGACACACAGATTCAGATAGATATTTTGAGCCGCAATAGCCAACTTGAGCTTGAAAATGTGTACGAGGGGCTTATTTCTGCCCTTTCCTATCTTTCTGGTAACCAAAGTACCGCTCACATCTTCTGGAGTCGTCTTGGCGGCGCGGTTGATGA